AAGGCGGTTCGGTCTCGTCCGAACGACACGGCGCGCCGCCAGGCCGAGATGACCAGGTTAGAGGCTGATGGCGCCCTAAGGGGTCCTGAGTTGCCAGATTCAGTGGATTTTCACCCGCGCACCATCGTTTGGTGGGATAACTGGCGCCGCTCGCCTCAAGCGCAGCACATGGCCGCGGTGGACTGGGACTTCATGGTCGACACCGCGATGATGCATTCGGCCATGTGGAACGGCGATTTCAAGATGGCCGCCGAGGTCCGCATCCGGGTGGCGAAGTTCGGCGCTACGCCTGAGGATCGGCTGCGGCTGAAGGTCCAGGTCGATGAGGACCTGAAGCCGGAGGTCCGCGCACCGAAGGCGAAGGCCCGCCGGGCGCGGCTGCTGCAGGTCGTGGATGACGCCGGCTGATTCGCTCGGCTTCGCCCTGGTCGACTGGATCGAGACCTTCCTGGTCCACGGTCCGGGCGACGTCGAGGGCGAGCCAATCGTCCTCGACGACGAGTTCGCCGCCTTCGTGATCCGCGCCTATGCGATCGACGGCTCGGGCGCTCGCAAGGTTCGCAGGGCTGTCCTGTCCAGGCCAAAGGGTCGCGCGAAGTCGGAACTGGCGGCAATGATCGCCTGCGCTGAGGCTATTGGGCCGGTCAGGTTCTCGCACTTCGCCGAGGCTGGCGAGGTCTCCGACTGGGGCTACGAGTACGCCGACGGCGAGCCGGTTGGGTTGCACGTGAAACGGCCCGAGATCCTGTGCTTCGCGACGGAGGAGGGCCAGGCCGGCAACACCTACGACGCGATCAGGTTCATCCTCTCCAGCGATGGGATCAAGCGCGCGTACCCCGGCATCGACGTCGGCCTGACCCGCACCCTGCTGCCAGGCGGCGGCGTCATCACGCCGGAGTCTGCAGCGGACTCGTCCAAGGACGGTGGCAAGTCGACGTTCTGCGTCTTCGACGAGACGCACCTGTGGGTCCATCCGCGGCTGAAGCGGATGCACCAGATCGTGCTGCGCAATCTGCTCAAGCGCAAAGCCGCAGCAGGTTGGGCCATGGAGACGACGACCATGTTCGCGCCGGGCGAGGGCTCGGTCGCCGAGGGCACTTTCGATTTCTGGCGCATGCAGGTCGAAAAGCGCACCAAGGACGATTCGCTGCTGTTCGACCACAAGCAGGCCGCCTCGAAGTGGGACCCAGCGCGCAAGAAGGATCGACTTGCCGGGTTGAAGGAGGTCTACGGACCTGCGGCTGCGTGGATGGACCTCGATGCCATCGCAGCATCGTGGGACGATCCGCAGACCAGTCCTGCCGAATGGCAGCGCTACTGGTGGAATCTTCCGGTCAGTATCCAGGGCACCTGGCTGAGCCAGAAGGCCTGGGACGAGTGCCACGATCCGAGGCCAATCCCTGACGGTGCGACCGTCGTCCTCGGGCTTGACGGTTCCTTCAATGGCGACTCGACCGCGCTGTCTGTGGTCCAGGTCGGCGAGTTCCCGCACCTTTCGGTCGCTGGACTGTGGGAGAAGCCACCGGGCGATCACGACTGGCGCGCACCGATCCTCGATGTCGAGGAGTCGATCCGCACCGCGTGCCTTCGCTGGCGTGTGGTCGAGATCACCGCTGACCCGCACCGCTGGGCCAGAAGCCTGGAGGTCCTCGCCGACGAGGGCCTTCCGGTCGTGGAGTTCCCGCAGACAGCCGCACGGATGAGCCCTGCGACGCAGCGCTTCAGCGACTACGTCAACCAGCGTCAGCTGACCCACGACGGAAACGCCTCGCTGGCGCGGCATGTCAGCAACGCGATCCTCACGTCGGATTCGCGCGGCACCCGGATCCGCAAGGAAGGTCGGATGTCCGGCAAGAAGATCGACCTCGCCGTCGCGTCGATCATGGCCCTGGAGCGGGCCGTCCACTTCTCCGAGGTCGCACCGGCCCCGGTTCCGCAGTTCTTCAGTTAGGAGGCCCGATGGCGCGCATCCTGCAGGCTGTCGGCCTGCTCGCGATCGCGGCTGGCACGGCGTGGATCTTCCCGCCTGCCGGCTTGATCGTTGCCGGGGTCGCTCTGGTCCTCGTCGGGATCTCGGAGGCGCGCGATGCTTGAGCGACTCCTCGGCGGTGAGCGTCGGTCCATCACGTTCCAGGCGCTGTGGGCTTCTGGGCAGGACATGCCACGCGGCACCTTCTCCGGCGTCACGGTCAACCGGGACACGGCGCTGAAACTTGAGGTCTTCTACGCCTGCGTGCGGCTCATCACCGACGTCGCCAGCACCCTGCCGCTGGACACGTTCCAGCGCTTCGACGGCCGCCGGGTGCCATTCCGGCCTCGACCGGAATGGGTGGACCGTCCCGAGCCTGACCGCAGCGTCCCGAGGTCTGACCACTTGGGCATGGTTCTCGCGTCGCTGATGATTGACGGCAACGCCTTCGTCCGCGTGATCCGCTCACCATCGACTGGCGAGCCAATCGCGCTCAGCGTCCTTGACCCCTACCGGGTGACCGTGCGGCGCGACGCGCGTGGCCGCATCGAGTTCGTCATCGATAACGGCGCCTTCATCGTCCCCGAGGACGACATGCTGCACATCACCGAACTCCGCAAGCCTGGCCAGTTGCGCGGCGTCTCGCGAGTGGACGAGCTGAAGGAAACGCTCGGCCTGACCGGTGCGCTGGAGCAGTTCGCCGCCAGGTTCTTCGGTCAGGGCTCGACGACTTCGGGCATCATCGAGGTTCCCGGGGAACTGAACGGCGACCAGGCGAAGGCGCTGCAGGATTCGTTCGAGGTCGGCCATCGTGGCCTGCGCAAGGCGCATCGGCCTGGCGTCCTGTCGGCTGGTGCAAAGTTCGTCAAGACCGGCGTGGACCCGAACGAGGCGCAGATGCTGGAGTCCCGGCAGTTTGCCGTCGAGTCGCTGGCGCGCGCGTTCCGCATCCCGCCGCACATGCTGCAGGTGACCAGGCCTGGAGCCATGTCTTACGCATCCGTCGAGGAGAACGCGCGGCAGTTCGTCACCTTCACCCTGCTGCCGTACATCAGCAAGATCGAGGAGGCGTACAGCACCCTGCTGCCGAGCCAGGCCTTCCTCCGGTTCAACGTGGACGGCCTGCTGCGTGGCTCCCTGGAGTCTCGATACCAGGCCTACTCGATCGGCACCCAGTCCGGGTTCCTGTCCATCAATGACATCCATCGCCTGGAGGACATGCCGCCGGTCGATGGCGGGGACGTGTACCGGGTGCCGCTGGCGAACGTGAACCTCAATGCCGCCGACCTCGTAGAAACGGCCAAGAAGGTGGAGATGGCCCAGCGGCTCATCTACTCCGGCTTCGAGCCGGACTCGGTGATGCTGGCCCTGGGCCTGCCACCGATCCAGCACACCGGCATCCCGTCGACTCAACTGCAGCCGATCACCCAGATCAACCCGACCGATCCGCTGTCGGTCTACTAGGAGCGCACTATGAGCACCAAGGTCGAGAAGCGATCCATCACCATTGACGACTTCGAGCTTCGCCAGGCCGGTGATGGGATGTCGTTCACCGGCTATGCCGCGGTCTTCAACAGCCCGAGCCAGCCGCTGCCGTTCATCGAGACGATCGCACCCGGCGCGTTCAAGCGCAGCCTCTCGGCGCGCAACAACGTCAGGATGCTGCTGAACCACGACACCTCGCGCGTCCTTGGCACCACGAGGGCGAAGACCCTGCGACTGTCGGAGGACTCCAAGGGCTTGCATGTCGAGGCAGACCTTCCCGAGACCACCTATGGGCGAGACCTGTCGGTGTCGATGCAGCGCGGCGATGTCGACTCGATGTCCTTCGGATTCTCGGTCCCGCGCAACGGCGACAAGTGGAGCGAGGACGGCAACCAGCGCACCCTCGTCGAGGTCCGGTTACATGAGGTCTCAGTCGTGAGCTTTCCGGCCTACGAAAGCACTTCAGCGTCGGTCCGCGACTACTCAGCCCTCGCGCTGCGCGCCGAGGCCGACGAGGACGCCATCGCCGAGGCCATGGAGGCACTCGTGGACGGCAGCCTCACTGAGCAGCAGGCGGACCTCTTGCGCGCCGTGGTCGACAAGGCCGCGCCACAGCCGCAGCCGACCGGCACGCCGGTGTCTGTGCTGCAAAAACAACTCGACTTGCTCGCCAAGTCCATCTGAGTTTCGGCCAGGAGCCTGGCCGTAAGTCCCGCTCGCGGAGCCGCGGCGGTCGTCATCACTGCGATCACCCACTCCAAAGAAAGGGACACCCATGTCCAGTTATCTCCTGCGCCAGATTGAGGCGCGCCAGGAGGCATGGCACGCAGCCAAGAGCCTCCTTGACCGGGCCGCTTCCGAGGGCCGTGACCTGACCGCCGAGGAGGAGCAGTCCTACCAGCGGATGAACGAGGACATCGACAAGCGGGCACAGGTCATCGCTGACCTGCAGGCCGCTGAGGCTCGCGAGGCCGACATCGCCGCCAGCATGACCCTGGCTCCCGAGGTTCGCGCCGAGGGCCGTATCCAGCCGGTGCGCTCCGACGCCGACATCATCCGCGCGCTCGCGTCGGGCGAGATTCGCTCGTTCACCTTCGAGCGTCGCGACCTGAACAAGACAGACGACTCCAGCCTCCTGCCGCAGACGTTCTACGACGTCATGCAGGAGAACATGCAGACGGTCGGTCCGATGCTCGATGGCCGGTATGTCACCCTGCTGAACACCGCCAGCGGCGAGGACATCAAGGTGCCGGTGGAGTCGACCCGTCCGGCTGCGACCGCGATCGCCGAGGCGACCGCAATCACGCCGCTGGACCCGACGTTCAGCAGCCTGACCCTGAAGGCGCAGAAGGTTGCCGTGCTGACCAAGGTGAGCCGGGAGTTGCTCACCGACAGCGGGATCGACCTGCAGGCCTACCTCGGTCGTGCCCTGGGCATCGCCCTGGGCATTAAGGTGAACAACCTGCTGACGGTCGGGACCGGCACTGCCGAGCCTCGCGGCATCATGGATGCTGCTGGTTCCGGCGTCGCTGGCACCGCGACCACGGGCGCTTTCACCGCGGACAACCTCATCGACCTGGCGCACAGCGTCGACGGGGCTTACGCGCGCATGGGCGCCATCTGGATGATGCGCCGCGCCACCATGGGGTCGGTCCGCAAGTTGACCGATGCGGGCGGGTACATCTACCAGCCTGCCGCCACGGTCGGCGTGCCGGACAACCTGCTCGGGTTCCCGATCGTGGAAAACCCGGACGTTGCGGCCATCGGCTCGGCGAACAAGTCGGTCGGCTTCGGCTGGGCCGGTTCGTACCACACCCGCGTCGTCGGCGGCCTGGAGATTGCCAGGTCCGATGACGCCTACTTCAACACCGACGAGATCGGCTTCCGCGCGACCATCCGCGTGTGGGGCGACCTCGGCCAGTCGGGTGCCTTCAAGTACTTCAAGGCGCCGTGATCTGAGGGGGGCCGGGCAACCGGCCCCCCTTCCTCAACACCAGGCGGGGCGAGTCTTCGCAGTGGGCTGCCGCCCCGCCTGGTCTCACTGCGAAAGGCACCACCATGGATCGTGCAGCACGTCGACGGGCAGAGCGCGGCAACGGCAAGAAGATTGCCGGAGTCTGGCTGTCCAATGCGCCATTCGCGCAAACCGGATACGGGACGCAGACAGCGCAAGCCGTCAGCCGCATCATCAAGGACGGGCACCCGTTCGTCGTCGCATGCAACTACGGAATCGAAGCGACCACGACCGAGTGGGAAGGCATCCCGCTCTGGCCGAAGGGCTATGACGCCTACTCCACCGACATCTCGGTCGCGTACCTCCGCGACTGGGAGCGACAGCATCCCAATGACACAGCGCTGCTATTCACCCTGTACGACGTGTGGGCGCTGCAGGGCATCAAGGACGTGCCGATTGCCTCATGGGTCCCGGTCGATCACATGCCGGTGCCGCCTCAGGTTGCTGACTGGTGCAAGCGTCCGAACGTGACGCCGATTGCCATGTCGCAGTTCGGCCTGGCCGAGCTGCAGCGCAAGGACATCAAGGCCGAGTACGTTCCGCACGCCATCGAGACATCGGTGATGAAGCCGACCGCGTCGGTGCAGCAGGACAACGGCAAGCGGCTGACGGGCCGGGAGGTCATGGGCCTGCCGGACGACGCCTTCGTTGTGACGATCATGAACGCCAACAAGGGCATCCCAAGCCGTAAGGCCTTCGGGGAGCAGATCCTGGCGTTTTCAATCTTCGCCCAGGATCACCCGGACGCGATGCTGTTCATTCATTCTGAGCAGAACGGGTCAATGACGGGGATCGCATTCGACCCGCTCATCGCCGCCTGTGGCCTGGAGCCGAGCCGGTACAAGTTCATGAACCAGTACCAGATGCGCCTCGGTATCCCTGCCGAGGCCGTCGCCTGCATCCTTACGGCCTCGGATGTCCTGCTCTGCCCGACGTACGGCGAGGGCTTCGGCCTGACGGCGCTGGATGCGCAGGCGTGCGGCACGCCGATCATCACCTCCGACTTCACCGCGCAGAAGGAACTGGCTGGACCGGACGCGATCACCGTCTCCGGTCAGCCGTGGTGGGACGCGACCCAGCAGGCCTGGTGGCAGATCCCATCGGTGCCGCAGATGGTGGACGCACTGCATGAGGCGTACCGGCGCGGCCATTACAGGTCCCACAACGCGAGTTCCTGGGTCCGTGAGCACTACGACGCAGACCTCGTCTTTGACCGGCACTGGCGCCCTGTGCTGGCGCGCCTAGCCGACAAGGAGACCCCAACATGACCCAGCCCGTCACCAACAAGTACTGCACGCTCGACGACGTGAAGTTGGCTGCGCGTATTCCGAATACTGATACGCAGGACGATGACCTGCTGGACATCGCCATCATCTCCGCGTCCCGGTCCATCGACGGGATCACGAATCGGCACTTTTACCAGTCCGGCACGGCGACCCGGTACTACGTCCCGCAGTCGTGGCTGTACTGCGACATCGACGACGTGGCCGATACGGCAACGGTGGCAATCTCCTCGGCTGCCGACGGCACCTACGACATCACCCTTGCCGCCTCAGATGTCCAGTACGAGCCACTGAATCGTCGCTCTGCTGGCCTGGTCTTCCCGGCCACCAGGCTGCGGATGGTCGGGGACTACTCCTTCCCGACGACATACGACGGAGAGACCACGGTGCGCGTGACCGCGAACTTCGGCTTCGGCACTGGAGTCCCAACGGAGATCCGGCAGGCCACGATGCTCTTGGCCGCCAGGTACTACAAGCGCTTCGATTCCCCGCTCGGCGTCGCCGGCTTCGGCGACCTCGGCGCCATGCGCGTGTCCCGCACCGACCCAGACATCCACGCCATCCTGCAGCCGTTCATCCACCCGCGTGCGATCGGCATCGCATGACCACGATGGGCGACCTCAGGGATGGGATCGCGACCAACCTGGCGACGGTGTCCGGCCTGCGCGCGTATGCCTACGTCCCCGACGATCCGCGGCCACCGGTGGCCTACGTCATCCCAACCGGCATCGACTTCGACACCTCGATGGGTCGCGGCGCGGACACCTACAACTTCACCGTGAAGGTCATCGTGGGCCGCTGGAACGAGCGGACCGCGCAAAGCACCCTCGACGGGTACTGCGACCCCGCCTCAACCACCTCGATCAAGAAAGCCATCGAGTCCGATCGACGACTAGGCGGCGAAGCCTTCGACCTCCGGGTCGAGTCACTGCGGAACTACGGGCCGATCATCCTCGATGACGGCATCACCTACCTGTCGGCGGAGTTCGCCGTCACGGTTATCGCGAAGTAAGTAAGGAGCATCATGGCTAAGTTCGTGGTCACCGACCCGGTGATCGTTCTCAACGCCGGCACCGTCACCACGAGCGCTGCCAGCGTCACCATCAACGTCGAGACTGACGACATCGAGACCACCGCCTTCGGCGGCAGTGGCTGGCGCACTCGCGTCGGCGGGCTCAAGCAGGGCACGGTCGACATCGAGTTTCACCAGGACATGGCATCCGGCGCCATCGACTCGGTCGTGTGGCCGCTGCTCGGCAGCACCGCCGCGATGAAGGTCCGGCCTGGCGGCACCGCCTCCATCGGCACCTCGAACCCGGAATACCAGTTCGACGTCCTCGTCGCGCAGTGGAACCCCATCGACTCCGCCGTCGGCGACCTGGCGACCGTGTCGGTCTCCTGGCCGATCACCGGCGTGGTCACGCGCGCGACTGCCTGACCCTGAGGAGACACTGCGATGAAGGCAACCCTGGAAGTGCTCTACGAGGATGGGACGACGGTGGAGGCACAGTTCTCCACCGTCGACCTCGTCAAGTTCGAGGAAGCACACAATCGCTCGGCCACAACGATCTTCGACGATCGGCGCGTTGGTGACCTGACCTGGCTGGCGTGGCATGCCCTACGCCGCAAGTCAAAGACCGAGGCCGAGTACGACGACTGGCTTGAGCTCGTGGACACCATCACCTTCGGGAAGTCTGAGGACGTTCTCCCTTTGGAGATCGCAGCCAGCACTGGCAAGTCGTAGCGCTGGCGCGTGCCTGGAACTGCACGCCGAACGAGATCTTGCAGCACAGCGATCGCATGATCGCAACGATGTGGCGATTCCTGCGCTGGGAGAACGCTCAGCGTGCCAAGGAGAGACGAAAGTGAGGTGAGCCATGCCCGTTCGGTTGGAAGTCAACGGTGCAGGGGCATTCGTCGATGCCTTGAGCAAGTTCAACAAGGAGGTTTACAAAGTCCTCCAGGACGAGATTCGCAAAGCCGCCGGCCTGGTTGCTGACGACGCAAAAGCCCGCATTCCTGCTCAAGTGCTATACGGAGGCATGTCGACCGGCTCTGACCGGCGCAGTCCTGGCTGGGGCTTGTGGACTGCCAGCGGAGAACGCGGCACTGCCGCTGGTACCGACTTGAACTGGGACCGTGGGCGTGTTGTTGCGTCTATCAAGGCGGGCGCTCGCAAGGCTCGAGTTGGCCGAGCGGGTGTCGTCGGCATCAATGGGCTGGTGTCCATGCAGGATCTGGCGGGGCAGAAATGGGCCAAGGCTGGCAAGGATGAGCCGGGTTCGCGCATGAATCGTTCGATCATCTCGCGGTATGGCGATGACTACCCGCGCGCATTGAAAGCCGCCCTCTTTGCCAAGGGACCCGAAGCAAGCGAAGGCATCGACCGCGCTATTGAGCGTGCACAGGCTAGGTGGTTCGGCTAATGCCAAAAAAGGCAATTGATGTCGTCATCAAGGGTGAATACACCGACCGGGACATCAACCGCGCCATACGTGACCTTGAGCGACTGAAGACGCAGGGCTCTGGCCTGACCAGTTCCTTTGGGACGATGACGGGCCAAGTGAACGGCTTCATGAAGTCCTTCACTGCCGGATTCATCGGCATGGGAGCCAGCCTCGGCGGCTTCGTGGCATTGCAGTCAGCTGTTCGCCTGTTTGGTGATTCCGTCAAGGCGGCCATGGAGGACGAGGCCGCAATGCGATCCCTCGCCAAGGCCATGGAGAATGTGGGCCAGGCTGCAGCGACTCCGCAGGTTGAGGCCTTCGTGGATTCCCTCCAGCGGGCCACTGGTGTCGCAGACGACCAACTTCGTCCGGCGTTCCAGAAACTGGTGACTGTCACTCAGGACGCGACCGAGTCTCAGCGGCTGCTGAAACTGGCGATGGATATCAGTGCCGGTACCGGCAAGGACCTTGAATCCGTCTCCATGGCCCTAGCCAAGGCGGCTTCAGGGCAGACGACTGCATTGCAGCGGTTAGGCGTGGGCTTGGACACAGCAACGCTCAAGTCCAAGGACATGGACCTCATCACTTCCGAACTGTCTCGGAAGTTTGAAGGTCAGGCCGCTACCGCCGCAAACACGTACGAGGGTCAACTGAACCGGCTGAAGGTCGGATTTTCTGAACTTCAAGAGGCGATGGGATACGGCTTCCTGAACGCGCTTGGCGCCAGCCAGGACGGCACCGACGGCCTTATGCAGTCCATGAAGCAACTGGAGCCGATTGCCGCCTTCTTCGGCAGGCAGATCGGCGAGAACGTGCGTGGCCTGTCCAGCATTGTTCGCGGCGCCACCGCCGCCAAGGACGCGTTCGACCGACTCGGGAAGCAGATGGGTCTCGGAAACAGCATCTTCAGTGAGTTCATCACCTTGACGTTGCGCAGTCCACTCGGCTGGCTCGCTATCGGCGTAGACAAGTTGACTGCGAAACTGCGGATCGGCACGAACGCCTGGGCTGACTATTACGACGCAGCCGCAGGTCCCAGCGATTTCGATGCGGGAATGTTCGGCGGTGGAACCTTCGGTGGCTCTACCACTGCGGGTGGTCGCGACTGGAGCCAGTTCTACAAGGTCAATCCATCGTCGCAGCGTGCGTTGGCTGAGGCTCGTACAGGTGGCGAGAAGTTGCGGAAGGCGTACTTTGACGGATTGAATGACCTTGGCGGCGGCGGTGGTGGTGGCGGTGGTTCCGCATCCAAGCCTCTGAGCAAGTTCCAACAGGATGCTCAGGAACTGTTGGGAACGATCACCGGCCTTGGTCGAGAGATTGGCTCAAGCACCGCGGATACTGGCAAGGCGACGTTCGACAAGATCAACTCTCAGGTGGAGCAGTTCAAGTCCACGTTCGCTGAGGCCAAGTCCTTTGCTCAGGGCATCGTGTCCACGTTCATGGCTGAACTTGACCTTGGCGCGGCATTGGATCAGGCGAAGGCAGCCGGTACCTCAATCGTGGAGGAGTTCGCGAACCAAGGCAAGAAGGCTGAGGCCTTCGGCAAGCGGATGAATGAGATGCTGGCTGCGGGCCTGTCTAAGACCGCGTTGCAGGACATCCTCAAACTCGGTTTCGACCGTGGCATGGATGTGATGAACGCTCTGGCTGACGGCAATGTGCAGGCGAACGTCGAGAACGTCAACAAGGTGTATCGCAGTGTGGAGTCGCTAGCGACCAGCGTCGCGGACCAGGCACGCAGCGTGTTCTACGACTCCGGCATGCAGTCGATGGTGACGACCCTGAAGGGCATGATCGACGAGTTGATGCCGGAGGGTAAGACGCGTAAGCGACTGATGGCGATGATGGACAACCTGGCGGCGTCGCTCAATCGAACTTCGACGATCACGGTCGCGACGGTGTATTCCGGTGGACCGCCACCGTCTTTGTCCCCGGTTCCTGGTGATCTGGCTGCGGCTATGGCTGGGTATTCCGGTCCGGTGTTCACGTCTCCGGTCGATTTCTCATCGTTCGGGGCTGGCGTGCAGATGTTCGCCGACGGCGGTATCGCAACGTCCCCAACGCTGGGCATCTTCGGCGAGGCCGGCCCTGAGGCGCTGATCCCGCTGGACCGGATGGGCAGCGTCTCCGGCGGCAACACCTACAACTTCAACATCTCCACCGGCGTCGGCGATCCTCGCCAGATCGGCGAGCAGGTCGTGTCGTACATCAAGCGATTCGAGGCCGCGTCCGGCCCGGTGTTCGCGAGGGCCTGATGAAGGTCCAGGTGGCCTTCGACCTGTCGGCCAACGGCATCGGGAACTACTTCACCCTGGACGATCCGGTCAAGGGCGTGCTGGACAATACGACCTACGTCCTCGCCGGTGACGTGCTGGTGGACCTGACGGACCGGGTGCGGGCCGTCCAGGTGAAGCGTGGCAGGAATCGGCAACTGGGCCGGTTCACGGCGGGCGCGGCGAACATCACGTTCGACAACCGGGACCGGTACCTGGACCCGACGTACCTGGCGACGATCGGGACCAGGACCAACCTGGTGACGAATCCGTCGTTCGAAATGGACACGACGGGGTGGTTCGGCAGCAACACCAGCAGCGTCTTATCTCGCATCTCCACCGACTCCGTATTCGGCACCTCATGCCTGCAGATTCAACGAATCACCACGTCGGGAAATCTAGGCGCGCAAGTAGCCTCCGGTGCTGCCGGAGCAGCAGGAACCATGTCCGTGATTCCTGGGAATGCCTACTCGTGGAGTGCATGGGTCAAGACAAGCGTTTTGCGATCCTGCGATGTGCAGATTGAATGGCAGACGTCTGGTGGCGTTGCCTTGTCAATCGATCAAGCATCCGCGACGTCGGTATCGCCGGGTATTTGGACGCGCTTGTCATTGACGGCAACTGCTCCTGCGTCATCGGCTCTTGTCCGCGCCGTTGTACGCATCCTCAGCGCAGACGTCAATGAAATCGGCTATGTGGATGCTGCGGTATTTGAGCAGTCGTCCACCCTTCAGCCCTACTTCGACGGCACGTCCCGCGACGGCTCCATCCGCATGGTCACCCAAGCCTGGAACGGCACCGCGAACGCCAGCACCTCCACCATCACCTACTACATCCCCGGCACCGGCTCCCCGTACTCGGGCAGCATCGTCCCGGGCAAGCGGGTGGAGATCGAGCACGCGGGCTTCCCGATGTACGCGGGCAACGTCGCGGACTGGAACCTGTCCTACGACATCGGCGGGGACTCCACGGCGGAGGCGTCCTGCACCGACGGCCTGGCGTCCATCGCCAACCAAGTCGTCACGGCAGGCACTGCCACGGCGCAACTGACTGGGGCGCGCATCGGCGCGTACCTGACGGACGTGGGCTGGTCCACCACGGCACGGGCCATCAGCGCAGGGCAGGCGACGCTCGGCGCGGACGTCATCGACGCGAACACCAACGCGGTGACGTACCTGACCGCTGCGGTCGACTCTGACCCTGGTGCGCTGTTCATCGGCAAGACCGGGCTGATGACGTTTCGCGACCGCAACGACCTGCAGTCGTTCACCTCCGGCGCGACGTTCGGGCCGTCGGCGATTCCGTTCGTCGGCATCGCCGTCGAGTACGGCGCGGAGACCCTGTACCCGACGGTCATCGTCAACTACTGGGGCGGCACTGCCGTGGCTCAGGTGACCGCGACGGACGCGACCGCCGCGAGCCTGTACGGCAATGCCGACCTGACCGTGGACACCCTGCTCGGGTCCAACACCGACGCAAGCCTGCTGGCCAACTACCTGGTCGGCAGGTACGCCAACCCGGTCTACCGCGTGGAATCCCTCACCGTCGCGCTGCACGGCATCACGACGGCGCAGGTGACCAGCGTCTTGAACCTTGAACTCGGCGACATGATCCTGCTGGACGGCTGGATCCCGAACGGCGTCGGCTCGGCCATCAGCCAGTACCTCACCATTGAGGGCATTGAGCACCAGGCCGACCCTGCGACGCACTTCGTGACGTTCACCCTGTCGCAGGCACAGGCCTCATTCCAGCTCGACTCTGCAATCTTCGGTGTCCTCGACGAGGACCGGATCGGCTTCTAAGGAAGGGAACCATGGTCAACTTCACCGCCGGTTCAGTGCTGACCGCTTCGGCGCTCAATACGGCGTTCAACACGCAGACGATCGACGCGCAAACCGGCACGACGTTCACGTTCGGAACGGCGAATTCCGGAGAGTTGGTCACGTTGTCGAATGCATCGGGCGGCACCGCGACGATCCCACCGAACTCGACTTACGGCGCGGCGACCGGGACGGTTATCGGTGTTATGAACGCCGGGACGGCTGGCTCCTTCGTCATCGCTGCCGGGTCCGGTGTGACCCTCAACGCCGTCAGCGGCACGACAACGCTCGCGCCACTCGAAGCGGCCACTCTCGTCAAACTCGCAACCAACACCTGGCAGTTGTCAAAAGGTGGTGGTGGGCTCCCAAAAGCTGCTTATAGCTCCACCACGGGGTCGCCAACGGTGACCACGGTGGGGAGCAAAACGTGTGTCCAGTTCACCGGGTCGGGGTCGATCACGATCAGCACGGCGGGTCTGGTGGAGGTGCTGGTCGTCGGCGGCGGTGGCGGCGGAGGCGGACGCTCCAACGGGTACTGCGGCGGCGGCGGCGCTGGCGGACTGTTGGCTGAGACCACAGCTTATGTGGAAACCGGCACACTCACGGTAACGGTCGGCGCTGGCGGCGCAGCAAGCGCAAACAACAGCGGCAGGACCGGCAACGCATCCAATGTCGGCAACTATTACGCCGTCGGCGGCGGAGGCGGCGGCGGCACGAGTGGAGCGGTTGAAACCATAGGAAAAGTTGGCGGTTCTGGCGGAGGCGGTGCAGGATCAACCGCCGAAACGTCCGCCGGTGGCTCAGGAACAGCGGGGCAAGGGAACACGGGCGGCAACTCGACAGCATCCACAAATGCAGGTGGCGGCGGCGGTGCCAGCGCTGTCGGCGCCAACGGATCGAGCACCACGGGCGGCGCTGGCGGGGCTGGGACAGCCAGCAGCATCACCGGGTCGTCCGTCACATACGCTGGCGGCGGCGGTGGTGCCGGATCGGTCACGAACGGTGCTGGTGGTTCGGGCGGAGGTGGTGCAGCAGGGGCGACCGGAACGGCAGGCACTGTCAACACCGGTGGCGGCGGCGGCGGCATCGCGTTTTCGTCAAACTCGCCCGGCGCTGGCGGCTCCGGCATTGTCATTCTTCTATTTGGCTGAAAGGCAACCATGGCTCACTTCGCACAAGTAGACGACAGCAACATCGTCCGCCAAGTCATCGTGGTGGCCAATGCGGCCGTAGAAGATGCACCGTTCCCCGACTCCGAGTCGCTTGGTCAGGCGATGCTCGCCGCGTCCGGCTTCACGGGCGAGTTCAGGCAGTGTTCCTACTCCGGTTCCTTCCGTGGCGCCTACCCGGGCCAGGGCTGGTCCTACGACCCGGACCTCGACGAGTTCATCCCACCCTCAACACCGGAGCCAGCCGCATGAGCATCGACAACCCCAACCAGATCCTGACCCTGCTGAGCATCGCCGCCATCATCATCGGCGTCCTGTTCTGGCTCATCGACAGTCGCCTGAACAAGGTCATGGCGGAGTTTCAGCCGAACGGTGGCGCGTCCGTGCGGGACCAACTGAACCGCATCGAGAAGAAAGTTGATGCGGTCGAGACCAAGGTTGACGGCCACATCAACTGGCACATGAACCAGAAAGGCGCCTGACATGCACTTGACCATCACGTTCTGGAGATCCGCAGGGGAGCGATCCATCCGCGCCGCCGCGTCAGCGATGCTTGCCCTACTCGGCACCGGGATGCTGAACATCCTGCAGATCGACTGGACCGGGTTGCTGTCCGTTGGGCTAGGTGCTGCGCTCGTGTCGTTCCTGACCTCCATCGCAGCAAGTGAGATCGGCGATAAGGGCACCACGTCCATCATCCGGGCAGGCAAGTGATGACCGCGACCCTCAACGAGGACGCGACCCTGCTGGACGGCACCGGGCCATTCGCCGACCTGCCCGAACGGGAGCCACGCTTCATCTGGATTCCGCCGAAGCGCGGATACCTGACGCGCACCGTCGATGAGGCCATCGCCTGGGGATGGGGCCAGGCCAAGGCACCGAGCCAGGACTGGACCGGCCTGTGCCAATCCTTCTGCCGACAGTCCTACGGCGTCCCTGCCTGGGCAGCATCGGCCATCATCGCTTGGCGCAAGATCCCGGCCAAGCACAAGACCTCCGGCGGCAAGCCGTCCGACGCGCCACGCGGCGCACTCCTCTACTTCGAAGGCGGCAAGTACGGCCACGTCGCACTCGCCATCGGCAAGAAGACCAACCGCAGCTGCCTGTCGAATGACTACGTCGCACGCGGCGAGATCGACCGCGCACCTCGGGACTTCCCCCGCTGGGGCATCCGCTACGTCGGCTGGTCCGCCTGGACCCCGTTTGGGAGCATGAAACTGGACTAGACACGGCACAATACGAACGGCCCCTGGATCATTCACCGATCCAGGGGCCGCTTTCGTCGTCTTACCCCTTGAAGCCCTCCACCTCGACCCGTAGGCCCAACTCCTCGAACTGCGCCCGCAGCGTCTTGAACTTGCCGAGCCTGGTCCGCAACGTGGCGAACGGCACCTCAGACTTCGGCTTGGTCAGGGTGAACACGACGACCTTCTTGCCTTGCTTCTTGCTCATGATGCTCCCTTCGATTGCGGCCCGGTGCCGCACCAGGCGGCACGGATGCCATGCGGCCTGGAACGGGACCGGGATGGGAGCAGGCCAGGGATGAAACCTTGGCGGGGACCGTCGGCACTGGTGGCGCAACGGTGGACACAGGATAGCACGGAACCGAATGCAGGGCCATAGGCGGCCTAGGCTCCGGTCCCCCCGCCATCACTTGACGAGGGGACCGTTCGCGCGCAAATCGGGGGTCAAATCGCCAGGACGGCCTCATACGGCCGCCGGTCGGCCACCTTCGCATATATCTGCGTGGTCTCAATGCTGCGATGCCGGCAGACCTTCGAGGTGACCAGGAGGTCTCCGGTGGACCGGTAGACCTGGGTCGCGAAGCGGTGCCGCAGCCGGTGGAAGGTGCAATGCCCGAGGTCGGCTCGCCGCAGGTGGTACGTCCAGGCGTCGGTGAAGGTGTCCACCGAGATTGGCCACAGTCGGCCCGGCTTGGCCGCCTTGATGACCTCGACGACCAGCGGATGTGCCGGAATGGTCAGGCTGGTGCTGCCCTTGCCGTTGGGGACCAGCAGGGTAGGCCCGCGCTCGTCGACCAGCAGATGCTCCCGCTCAACCTGGACGACCTCGCAGCGACGCAACCCGGCGTAGGCGCCCATGATGGCCCAGGCCCTGATGCGGTCATTCAATCCGAGGATCTGCTGCAGCTCGTCCTCAGTGATGGGCCGTGGCTCGTACGTCTTCCCCTTCCCACTGCGCACCTTCGCCGACGGGTCGAGGTCCATCTCGTCCATGTAGATGAGGTCAGCGAATACCCGTCGGATGA